CGGGTGTCGTTCGCAAACGACGGAGTGGCACCAGTACTGGTCGACCACCTCACAGATTTGTCTGTGTCTTTTAGCACTGAGACACGTGACACCACAACAAAAGACAACGGCGGATACCGCGCAATTTTGCCAGGGCTTAAAACGTTGACAGTAACCTTCACCGCATTCTACGCAGCGGACGCCACTAACGGCTATGAGGAACTGTTTGCAGACATGGAAGCAGGGCAAAAGCTCGACGTCACCATCGCGTCTTATCAGCAGTCTGACGACTCTGAAATCACAGACGACATGGACATTGATTTTGAGGCCTACTGCACCAGCCTGGAGCTGAGCGCAGGCACTGAAGACAACGCGTCATACACCGCTACTTTCGAGTGCGTCACCGACCCAACATTTACAGCTAGCGCATGACGATCACCCTAGACGGACGGACATTTCCAGTCAAGGCTAACATGCGCGCGTGGCGCAGCTTTGAGCAAGCGACTGGACACAAGGTAGCCAACATCGACAGCGAGGACGTCACACTGATGCCTGAGCTGCTGTTCTACTTTGTGCAGGAAGGCTGCAAGAAGCAGGGCATGACCTTTGACATGGAAGTGGACGACTTTCTGGGACTGATAGACGTGCAGGATTTGACTGCTGTTGTCGAGGTGATTGAGTCCTCCATGACTCCGCAAAAAAAAACGGAGAACCAGGAGACAACACACCACTTGAATGGGACGAAATAGAAGAGCTTGGACTTGGGCTTTTGGGCCTGAGTCCTTGCCTTCTGTATGACCTCACATTTCGAGAGTTTGGCAACGCGGTGCGCGGTCGCTACAAAGCTCAGGAGGCGCAGCAACGCGTGGACTGGGAACGTACGCGATGGCAAACCGCGTTACTGCTAAACGTACACACTAAGAAAGGAAGCAACGTAAGGCCCAAAGACCTTGCAGTGTTTCCTTGGGAAGAAAAGCCAAAGACTGGCATTCACACTGGCTGGGCACAGCTCAAAGCAATAGCTAAAAAAAATGGCGAAACTAGGAGACCTCGTAGTACGGATAGGAGCTGACACACGTGACCTGAACAAGTCGCTGGGCCGCGTGCAGCGCAACCTGCGTGGCATGACCAGCAACATCAAACAGCTGGGCCAAGACATGACGCGCAGCCTGTCGTTGCCTTTAACTGCGCTAGGCGCGGCTGCAATAAAAAGCGCGGCAGACCTTGAAACGCTAGAAACGTCGTTTGTCAGCTTAACGGGCGGCGTTGAAGAAGCTGCCTTTATGATGAAGCAGCTGAATGAGTTTACTGCAAAAACGCCGTTTCAAATTGATGAGGTAGCTAACAGTGCGCGCCAGTTAATTGCAAGCGGCACTGAAATTAGCCAGGTAAATGAACAACTGCAATTTCTAGGTGACATTGCGGCAACAAGTGGCAAAAGCATTGAAGAAATTGCTGCAGTATTTGCTAAGGTGCAGGCAAAAGGCAAGGTTGAGCTTGAGAGCCTTAACCAATTAGCAGAGCGCGGCATTCCAATCTTCACAGCACTCAGCGACGCCACAGGCCTGCCTGCTGAAAAGCTAGGCGCGGGCCGTGTCACAGTTGAGCAGTTTAACGCTGTGCTTAAATCATTTGCAGAGGAAGGCGGCTTTGCATCTGGTGCTATGGAGCGCTTGAGTCAGACCGCAGCTGGCAAGTTTAGCACGGCGCTAGACAATGCAAAGCAAGCACTGGCGTCGTTGGGCGAATTGTTTTTGCCTGTTATTACTGCTATGCTTGAACGTGTCACAAGTTTGTCGCAGGCATTTGTCAATTTGAGTCCATTTGTAAAACGCATCATTGTAGTTGTCGGCACGTTTGTTGGTGCGCTTGGGCCGTTGTTGATTATGGTGCCGCAACTGATTGGCATGATGACAGCATTGCGCGCAATAACATTGGGCTTGAATATTGCAATGGCAGCTAACCCTGCTCTTCTTGTTGCTGCAGGCATTGCCGCTTTGACTGCTGCTGTTGTTGGTTATCACATGGACGTAAGTTCAGCGGTGCAGACAACTCATGATTGGCGCATGGAACTGCTGGCGCTTAACAACGAGCAGAAAAAAATCAAACTAGAAGAAAACATTGTAGCGGCAAACGACGCGCTTGTCGAGCACACAAAAATACTTGATCGCTTTCGACAGTTGCGTGACGATGCAAACTTGCCAAGCGAACAAGCAAGCTGGCAGCGCGCGATGGACGAACACCAGAAAATAATTGACCAAATCAACGGTCAATTAAATGACTACAACGCAGAGCTTATCGACGTTGAAGCTGCCTTGTTGCAGGCGGCTAAAGCACAGAGCAAACTGAACGCTGCTAGCAAGGATGGCGTCGATACATTGGGCAAGCTGTTTAGTAAGTTGGAGGAAGCCGCAGGTGGCACACGCATATATGCAGGAACACTGGACGACTTGTTTAGGCGCTTGTACAACACCGAAGCATACCAAGTTGCACAGACCGCTGCTGAACGCGCAGCAGAAGCGCAGAAAGACATGGCAAATGCCATTGCTAACAGTTTTCAAAGTGCAGCAGCGCAGGCCGCCACATTCCGCGAATTTTTAGGAAACATCACAAAGGACATTGTTACAATGTTTCTACGTCAGGCAGCCGCTGCTGCCATTGCAAGCGGCAACTTCGCAAAAGCATTTGCAATTGCTGTTGGTGGCGGATTAGTGCAGCGTGTTGGGCAAAACGTGCCAGCACTGGCTAACGGCGGCCTGGCATACGGCCCAACAATGGCGATGGTAGGAGACAACAGAAATGCAGCCATAGATCCAGAGGTTGTGGCTCCTTTAAGTAAATTGAAAGACATGATGGGCGGCGGCGTCGTCGAGGTTGTTGGACGCATTAAGGGCGACGACATCTTTTTGAGCAACGCACGCAACAGCAGCGCCCGCAATCGTTACGCATGAGCAGCTACCTATTAGCCAAAGGTGTAGGCGAGTCCTTGAACGAGGACAGCTACGAGGTGCGCATTATCCGCACTGCAGCCGGCAGCGACCAGACAACAGAGTTCAGTTTGGCTGCTAACGGCTTTGCGCTGCGCTACGAGAGCGTAGAGGACAGCGCGCTGGTGCCTGGCATTGTGCACTCACGCTGCGAGGTAACGACGCTGTGGCCTGCAGCCATTGACAACAAGCTTGACACACTGCTCACAGGGCTTGCGACCAGCGAGGACGGCGACTACCTGCTGGAAGTGCTGCGCGACAGCACGCGCATCTGGGTGGGCAGCATACTGGTGGAGGAGTTTAGTGTTGACGAGGACAGCACAAACAAAGAGGTGCGCATCGTGGCTACGGACGCGCTGAGCTTGCTGAAGCACGTTGACTACAACGACGACGGCACAGCTTACAGCGGTTATCAAACAGTCTACGACATTGTAAAGAACATACAGGAGAAGTGGAGCCTGTACACATACCTCAACGAGCAGAACAGCGGCACAGAGTACAGGCTGGCGTGGGCCGAGGACGTGTACAGCGAAGATGACTACATCATGGCTGCGGAAACGCATCCAGCTGGCACCGACCTTAAAAGCATTAAGCGCTCGCGCATTCACACAAACCCGTGGAGCAGCGTGAACAGCAGCGGCGCGACCGAATACATCAGCTGCTACGATTTGCTGCAGTCGCTGTGCATCACATATCAATGGCGGCTGTACAGCTACGGCGACGCTTGGCACCTGCTGCCTGTGGCGCTGGCTGGTGAGCGCACGCCTGGCACAGTGCTGCAGTGGAACGGCACAGAGATTGACCGCGACGTCATTAGCGAATATCAGTTTCAGAAAGATGCAGCTAACGACGTGCGGCAGAAAGACGCAGCCTGGCGCGTGAGCTACACGCCACCACACAACGAGGTGCGCGTGACGCGTGACACCAACGACGGCGCAACGCTTATCAGCTCTTTTAATTTCTCAGCAGCTACTGCATTGGCAGATGCTGACATTGTGTACCCTGGCATTGACACGGAGAGCGCTGATGTGTTTTACGAGATGCGCGGGCGGCTAAAATTTACACAGCCGGCACAGAGTGTGTCAGGCTCGCCTATTGCGGAGCTTATGCTGCGCTTCACTATAGCCTGGGGCGACAGTCAAACAGAGTACTACGTCAACACTGTGGCTGACAACAGCGGCTTGTTAACTGGCTGGGCATCGAGCAACGGCAACTACGATGGTATTCCTGTCATTGCTATCAATCCAGACTACAGCGCAAGCTCAGGATATTTTTACGTGAAAGCGCCTGACGACAGCGGCGTGTATGACGTAGAAGAGGACATCGAACGCTTTGTCGATTTCGTGTTTATTGTGCCTCCACCACAGACTGCAAAGACAGGCCTGACAGTTACGCCAGACTTTATTGTGTGGGACGCGGGCGGTGCAAACAACAGCACTTACAAGGCAGCAGTCACAGCGACGTTTGTAGATTTTAAGGTAAGCAAGTATAGCGGCGATCTGCTAGAGTTGATTGCAGACTACGACATCGTGGCCAACACAAGCACAGGACGCGGTGCGCTGCAGCTCGGCACTACACACGTTGGACAGCTAGGCGCAAGCATGGGCCGTATTGACGTGCAGACTAGCGCTGGCGTGTATGGCACAACAAGCAACTGGGTTTGCAAGGACAACGACACAGCGCGGGCCATCAACACGTTGCTGGTGCAGGAGACGCTAGCACGTCACAACAAACCTAAAGGCGTGGAGCGCGGCAGCATTGTGCTGCGTGGCACTAGCGCTGCAGTGCCTGAGCCGTTCAATTTCTACAAGGACCTAGACACAGCGACGTTTTACGCGCCTGTGAACTGGCAGCTTAACGCCACAGCGTGCGAGGTTGATTTGACGCTGCGCAAGACAGGGCGCGACGCAATCAGCATGACGACGCAGGAGCAGGGCACAGGCAAAGGGCCAGACACAACTGTTGGCGGCAGCACAGGTCAGGACCCTGTAACTGCATTGCCCAACACGCGCGGATACAACCAGCAGGCTGCAGACATTTTTGCGCAGGACTGGTCTAGCGTCATTGGCGCAGGTGAGACGAAGGAGTTTTACTACACTGTGTTAAATGACGGCACAGGGCGCAGGGCTGACCATCAAGGCGAGTCGCCAGCCACAGGCTTTCACATTACGCGCAAGATATATTTCCGCACCAAGGGCCTGCACGAAAGCACAGGCAGCGGATGGTTGGCGCTACCGATTAGACAGCCAGACGCCGACGACACGCTGGAGCAGGCAATCGAAAAGCTAGACCTGTACATGGGCATTGACGACGATCACGCCGCGTACAGCTTTATGATTACCTACAAGGAGGAAACGGACTACCTGTTGCAGGAGTACAGCGGCGCAGTGGCGGCATACAGCCTCCGCAAGCTCAACGTCAACTACACAGGCAACTGCATTCAGGTGCGGCGAACGTCGCCCTCAGCAGCGTCGCAAGACATCGGCTTTACTGCAGCAGGCGTGTTAGACACGGCAGCGCTGGCTACATTTTGCGGCACAGGCGACGGCTACGTCAGCCGCTGGTATGATCAGTCTGGCAACGGACACTACCTGCAGCAGTTATCGACAAGCGCGCAGCCTAAGATTTACAGCAACGGCACGCTGCAGCTTAACAGCCTTAGCGCTATACAATTTGACGGCACAGACGACTACCTGGAAAGTCACAACAACTTTGGCGTCAATCCAAACGACACAGAGCTGGTGGCGCTTGGCGTGGGTAGCTTTGACGTAAGCGGCGGCGGTGATGTTATCGCCAGCTCACGCAACAGCACTACAGGTAACAACGTATTTGAGTTGCTCAAGATTGGCACAAACGCTGTGCGGATGCAGGCGTGGTTTGGCACAAGCAACACGGCACGCAACAGCGCAGCTGTAACGATTGGACAGCAGTACATCATGGCAGGTTACGCCAAGAGTGGCGAGGTAGCCATCGACCTAGACGGCACAAACACAACCGGCTCTGCGCAGGCAGCTGACCCAAACAACCACTCGCAGAAGTTTGTTGTGGGCGCGCGTAGCTTTAACCAGGCCAACCCACACGACGGATACATCCAGGAGGTGGTGGTGTTTAGCAACAGCGCAGTAACGATTGATCACGAGGAATTGAGCGACTCAGTAAACGAATACTACAGCAGCTATTAATGGAGTGGATACTAGTAAAGCCTGTAGGCTTAATCAACTCAGAGGACCGCGCCAAAGTCATTGCACGCGAGCTGTACAACATTATGCGGCCCGTGCACGTGCAGTCGCCTGACGAGGCAAGCAACACGTTGTGCAGCATACTGCAGCACGCCACGGACAGCGACAACTACGCGCTGCGCGTCGACACTGACTACATGATTGCTGTGCACCCTGAGTGCAACCTGGAGAAGCTCGTCGCCATGTTTCCAGAAATCAGCGCCTCACAGCGCTACAACCTCAGCAGCGCCATCCACCAGCTTGACGAGATACCGCTGCACAGTATATTACCTAACACAGTCACAGTGCGCGACTACCAGTACATGGTAGACAACGGCTGGATAATTCCTGACAGAGATGAATGAGCTGAAATGCCACTTGCAAAACGCGTTGAATGTCACCTACGTCGGCAGCGTACTGGTTGGCTACGTGGACGACGCCGTAACTATCTGCGCAGGTCTTACCTTGATGTGGTGGAATATTGAGCGCGCGTTAAAGGTGCGCAAAGAGAGACAAGACAATGAGGTACTTTAACTACTGCGAGTTTGACAGCCCTGACGAGTTAGGCAGCGGCCACAATATGGACGAGGACTTTTTGCAGATGCTGGACGACGCGCGCGAGTTCGCAGGCGTGCCGTTTAAAATTACCAGCGGCTACCGCACCGAGGCGCACAACCACGCAGTAGGTGGATCGCGTAGCAGCTCACACATGAAAGGCCTGGCAGCAGACATCGCCTGCGGCGGCTCACGTGAGCGCATGGAGATTGTCACGGCGCTGCTACATGTTGGCTTTGACCGCATCGGCATTGGCGACGGGTTCATTCATGTAGACGCAGACGTTGAGAAAGATGAAGCAGTTCTCTGGACTTATTACTAAAGCGCTTGCAGGCGCTGACCTCACGGAGGCGTTTAAGACCAAGGGCGACCTCAAGCGCTGGAGCGCAAAGCGCACGGTGGGCGGCATGATTGCAACAACAGCGTGCTACGACATCACTACGCACGGCATGAGCTGGGAGGCGGTTTGCTTATGCGCAATTGCTGTTGTACCTTTAGTGGCGAGCATGTTTGAGAACCGTGCTTTGCAGGTGTAAAGTCATCGAGATTGGTTAGTGAAGGGCTGGCGTGTGCTGGCCCTTTT